TTTATCGACTCGGCCATCAGGCACACTATGGAATATATGGCGGGTGAAACAGACGAAGACCATTTGGTGGCGGCTACCTGGAATCTGATGTGTGCACTTGAAACGGAGGAGCGGCGAGGGTGGAAGTTTAAGCGATATGAGGATCTGACGGAAGGGGAATAAGGCTATAGGGGGTGATAAGTTGGCCCAGGATCAGGCAGAGGCGTTAAAATGCCCGCGTTGCGGCGCCGCAATGGAATATGCTTCGGATAAGCATTTTTACTGGTGTTCGGCTTGTGGCGTTAAAACAGCCAGCGGATGGAAGTATCTTGAGGTCTGGCCTCCTGAGGACGCCCCTGCTAAGCAAGATTCCGAAGAGAAACAGTTTAGAGAACGAAGGTTTATACATAGCCGATACGGCGGCGAGATAAACCCTCCAGTGCCGATTATAGACCCCAAGTCGCGAGGTAGTAACAACAGTCACAAGCGCAAAAGAAAAAAATCTATAAAGCCTTGGTATCAAAGGGACAGGACAATTTAAAAATGTGCTTGACATTGGACTTTTTAAGGTGCTATTATTAACCTATCTAGGTGTCGCTCTAATTAAGGAGCGACGCCTATTTTATTTATGCGTCACACTTCAGTTTTGATTGGGGTGGTCTATATGTAACGCGCAGCAGACAACTTATAACTTACTAACTTATATTTTTTAAGCAGAGCCTTGGCAGACGACCAGGGCTCTATTTGATTGCAGATGCCAGAGATGGCTTTAGATACTAAGGTCTGAGGGGTTGTTAAGATGAGATGTACATATTGTGGATCTAAACTGCACCCTACTGACTACTGCCCCAAAACATGGGGCGGCCAAGCAAATCGCAATGTCTTGCGATGTAGTTATTGCGGGTCTAATAAGCATAATCGTGATGCGTGCCCGAAGGCGTGGCCTGGGCCGAAGCAGGTAAAGATTTATGATTGATTTAGTGGCGCTGCGTTTCCGTGGGTCAATTATATTTTTTGCGATTCCATGGACCAGCGCGCTCCATCCGGGGAGCGGGAGAAAGGCATGAAAGAAAAGACACTAAAAGAACAAGGCTGGTATCATAAGCCGGCGCACCGTAGGTGGCGGAGACTCGTGTTACAACGGGACAAAATATGTCGGCACTGTAAAAGACAACCGGCAACAGTAGCCCACCATGTCAAGCCACTAGAAGAGCATCCAGAACTCGCATTAGACTTGAACAATGGGCAAGGGCTTTGCTGGGATTGTCATGAAGAGACTAAGCTGAGGGGAAAGAAAGAAATACCTACCGGGGTCAGGGTAATCAAGGCATAATGCATACATTATAATTATTCCAAAAACGAAATAATGACAGATACCCCCCAGGGGCCAAAAGTTGAGCAGAAGGGACAGGTAACCGCCGCACCCCCTCCCTTCACAGCGCGTTCGCGCTGCAGGCGGGGTGTAGGCGAAAAGGGGTTGATGGTAATGGCGTCCAAAAACGAAAAAGCATTAAAAGAGGCACTGCCGGACGACGAGAAAGTGCGGATGGAATATGCCCGGCTGATGGCACTGTTTAAGTCGGCTCCAAAAAATAAAGTAGCTCTGGCGCGCAAGCTAATATCCAGGGCCGCGTTTTTAGCTGTTGCGCTCGATGACATTGAGAAAGACATATCCGAAAATGGTTATGAACAAAAATACCAAAACGGTGAATTCCAATTTGGGATGAAAAAATCCGCGGCTGCTGAACTGCATGTCACCTACAGCAAAAACCTGTTCGCAGTTATGAAGCAACTCAACGAAATGCTGGACGTGGGTGCCGCTACTGGCGGTGATATGTTTGAAAACTTCTAGCCTATCAAGACTCATAACATCCTCACAGGCTTTTCAATTCGCGGAAGATGTTTTATCGGGGAAAATAATATCAGGTAAACGCAGAATACAAGCGTGCCAGCGCTTCATAAGTGACCTAGAAGCCTCTGAGAATAAGGATTACCAGTGGAAGTTTGATATACAGAAAGCATACCGCCCCATAGATTTCATGGAGCGGTTTTTAGTGCCCACTAAAGGTGACTACGACAAACTGGTGCTGCAGCCTTGGCAGCACTTTTGTGAAGCTAACCTCTATGGCTGGGTTAACAAAAAAACAGGATACCGCCGATTCCGTGAAGGTTTGGTGATAGTGGGATCCGGCAACGGCAAATCCACAATGGTGGTCGGAAATGCTGCTTACATGCTATCGAAAGACAACGAGAGAGGCGCAGAAGTCTACACCCTAGCTAACTCTAAGGAACAGTCACGGATAATTTTTGATGAGTGTAACGCTCAAGTTAAAAATAGCCTCTTGCTATCACGGCACCTGCGGGTAACCCGCGACGGCATTTATTACGATCCTACAAACAGTAAGATGCAGCCCTTGGCGACGGACTCCCGAAACCTTGACGGGCGCAACGTACATTTAGGTGTTTTCGATGAAATCCAGGAATACACACACTATAAGCTAATCAACGTCATAAAATCCAAGACAAAAAAGCGGAAACAACCGCTTATTTTATATATCACCACCTTGGGGACCGTAATAGACGGCCCGCTCATGGATTATTACGTCCTAGGAGGCAACATCTTAGACGGCGCCGAGGCTATTTCAAAACGCGCATCGGACAGGATGTTTATTTACATCGATGAGATCGACGAGGACGACGAGCCAGATGATGTAGCTTGTTGGGGTAAAGCGAATCCAAGCCTGGGGGTGCTGCTTGATCAGGATGATCTGATCGACGAGTGGGAACGGTGCAAACTGATTCCGGCTGAGCGGTCAAACTTCATCAACAAGCAGCTCAACGTATTCACCAGGGTGGATGAGCTGTCTTTTCTTGACACGAAGACCATCCGGGCAAACAATAGCGTCCTTAACTTGGAAAGCCTTAAAAGCCAATTGTGCTACGGTGGTTTCGACTTAGCAGAGACAAACGACTTCTGCTCCGCATGTTTAGAGTTCCCGCTGCAGGACAACTGGTTCTTTGTGCTTGAGCATAGCTGGGTGCCGCGTAAAAAAACAAAAGAGGACAGGGAGAAACTGGACTGGATCAATCTTGAACGCACCGGCTGGCTTACGCTTGTGGATAACGATTATGTTGAATACGAACTGGTTTTAAAGTGGTTTTTGGAGCAAAGAGAGCTTTACCGTATAGACACCATCGGCTTTGACCCGGCAAAAGCCTTTATGCTGGTGCAGGCGATGCGCGGGAGAGGTTTCGTGCTGAATGAGGTACGCCAGGGGGAGCTGACTTTGACTAATCCGATGGACAACCTCAAAGAGCGTTTTCTTGACGGCAAAATCATACACAACAATAATCCGCTGTTTTACTGGTACTTAGGCAATGTAAAACTGACCAAAAGAGGGCCAAACGCTACCTATTTGCCCACAAAGCAGAATAAAAACCGAAAAATAGACGGTTTTGCAGCCTTACTAGACTCGCACACCGAATGGATGCGAAAACACCCGGCACAAATTCCGCCTGACAAGAGAGTGTCAACAGTCCTTAAGCTTAAGCCCTAACTAAAAGAGGTGGTGAAACTACTTGAAATTACTTGACCTGCTGCCCTGGCGAAAGAAAGAGGCATCAACCAAAAAGGCTGCTACGCCGACGACGCCCTCAGGGACACGGACGCTTGTCAGGGCCAGCCCATTCCTCCCGAGATGGCTCAGAGGGGATTATACGCTGCAGAACAGTGAGCTTGTATTTTCGGCAGTCAGCAGAATATCAAATGCCTTGTCGGCAATGCCGGTCCAGCTTTACCGAGCATCAACGCCAGTAAAGAATGACCTGAATGATATGGTGGGATTTGAGCCGAACAGTAACATGACCAGCTGCCAGTTCTTCAAGACGCTGGAGGCTTGCAGGGGCACGGAGGGTAACAACTACGCCTTAAAGGTGTTCGACCCGGATGGGACTTTGGCCGGACTAAGACCACTGGATCCGCTGCGGGTAAGACCGGTGCTTGAGGAAGATTCGAACGAACTGTGGTATAAGATAACCCCCGAGCGCGGCGCTGAGTATTATTTGCACAACTTTTATATAATCCACATACCTTTTATCTCAACAAACGGCTATTCCGGTGTAAATCCGGTGTCTGTACTGCTGAATACGCTGCAATACAATGACGAAATTCAGACTTTTAGTGCTTCGCAGCTGAAAAAAGGCATTAACGCCCAGGTGGTTCTG